GTGGCGTCGTCAACCTTGCCGGCCAGGAGGGCGCGAAGCTTGTCGGCGGGCGATTCGTCCGCGGCGGCGGCCGGGGTTTCGACCGGCTTCGGGTCTTGCTCCACGTCCAGAATTGCGTCGAGAACGGCGTCGAGTTGATTGGAGTCGATGGACGCGTCGAGGGCCAGCAGCTTGGCCTTAACATCATCCTTCTTGAAGGTCTTGCGGTTGGCATTGCCTACCAGCGCCGGCAAGGCGGAATCCGCCGCAAGCACAGGAGAGGCCGCGCACAATGCCGCAAAGAGGGCTTTGCCCAGCTTGCTCATTTTCATGGCGGATTCCTTGAGTATGAAAGGGTTTCGGTCGGCCACTACCACGTCGGACCCGGCACGGCCAACCTCAACTAATGCCAGGTGATTGCCCTGTATTTCCGTCATGCGTCCGTCGTAGGGCTGGCCTTCAAATTCGCCGGGCTCCATAACGGGTACGTAACGATACGCACAGGATAATTCGCGTACTTTATCAGTTTCTATGCCCGCGATGGCCGTCGCGTCCCAAACACAAAGGTCGGCGTCGAGATACGGGGCCGTAAAAACAACTTCGGAGCCGATGGCGCCGACGACCAAATCAGGCCGCGGGGCTTCAACGGTAACGGGTACATGCTCGGAAAGAATGGGGAGCCGGGCGAATGTGGCCGCCCCGCGCTCCAATTCCACAGGGTCGCGGAACAAGCGGTAAACCGTATCCGGCTGCAGGCCCAAGGCTTCATAGCCCGGAATCTCCTTGCCGTAATACGGGTTGACCGTGGCCTTTGAAATATGGGAGCGGTCGACGTGAAGCCGTCCGTCGGCATCAATCCGGCGGGCGCTTCGGTCAAAGGCTAATTTCATGGTCGGCATAATGTTGGATTATGAGCATTAAAGGCTGTAGGCGCAATATATACCGTACCAGTCACCAGGCGGAAGGTCGAAATACGTCGCCGCTCCGCTGGCCGTCCAGTAAAACGGCCAACTTAGTTGCATGCGTAAATTTATGGTCATCGTGCTGAGATTGTCGAAATTTGAATCGAGGGGATTAGAAACCGAACTGTTGAGCAGCCTCGCCAAACGGCAAGCAATCAACCTCACCGCTGCGCACCTTCCCGGCTAGGTACGCCATCGCCGTATCAAGGTCAGCGTTCAATACCTGAAGGGCAGCGGGGGCAGTGATGACAGAACGATGCAAGGTAATAACAGCCCACTCACCCCGCGATATTGCCCAATTGACTACATTTTGAAAGTCTGTCACGGTTGTGGTGTTCGTCACCCCAAGCGCCCCCTGAACGAGCAGTGGGTCGAACGCTCCGCAAATTGGCTGAGTACGGTTATAGACCGGACTCATCAACCGTATCGCCTTTATTCCCGCCGCTTCATAAGCCGCTGAGACTAAATCCTGACGCGCTTGCGCCACGGTTTGCGCAAAAGGACAGGTGTAGCCATGCACCGCATAATTCAGGCCGCGAGATAGGCCGCGAGAGCTACGCCACGCCTGCGATGCAACGATGTCGTTGTAAATACTGGATTGCGTAGGCCAGTCAGTAGCGTTCGCGTACCCATTCACCTTGCTGTTATCAAAGGTGTGATGGATTAACTCATGCCCTCGGTTGTACGCAGCAATGATCTGCGCCTCATTCATGTAGGTCGTGCTAAGGCCGATATTCCCACCAACAAGCGCCAACGATGAGCGCAAACCATAGCCGTCAAGGATTGGCAGGATGTAGTCCCGCTGGCTTGCGTACTCGCCGTCATTGACGATTGATACCATGCCCTTGCGCCGTGCATTTTTCATCAACGGCCCGATTTCAACTGTCACCCCGTCAGCCGTTGCCGGTACAGTCACGAAGATACGAAGCCGGGTAACAATTTCAGCGTCAAGGTCAGTCGTTGCAGTCCATCCACCAGAAAATGACCAGCCTTCAGTCGCGGCACCAGCAGCAAAACTAATCATGTTCCATTTGTTTGCTCGAAAATTTCCAAGTTCAATCCGCGCCTTCGCTGATTTCGTAAAGTCTGCCGAGTAAATCCAGATTTGAATAGGATTGACACCGTCGACAAATCCGACATTGCTCGAAAACTTGAACGGGATTTGCATTGTGCGCAACTGCGCAAAGCTAACACCAGTGGTCAGGTTGAATTCAGCGTTGTAAGACGTGCTGGCTTTGAACGTGCATTTCAGCGGCGCGGCCTTGATTGCATCGCTGTAGTCGCCTCGTCCAACGGCTTCAGGCGCACCATTTACAGAGATAAGCGCGAGAGTGCCTTCCGATGCCGCCCACGACACAAGCGGAGCCGCGACGGCTACTTGCGCTTCGCCAACGTCAGTGATCGAAAATATATTCCTCCCGGTGAGAGGGTTGGTTTTCGACGTAACCGGGAGCCCGTCGGTTTGAGTATCCTGCCCGGCCAGGTAAGTTACGTCGTTCAGCCCTTTCGGCGCGATACCGATAAGCCGCCCGGTGTCGAGGTTAAAAACCCCCGTAATGTCTGCAGTAGTAATGTTGCTCATGGGATATTCCTATCTAAATTGGCAGTATCGGCCGACTTGTGCATCGGCAATTTATTTCCTCTCCGGGCTGGATATGCTCCCCGGAAATTAGGCAACCTTCCGCGATTTTATACCTTTTCCCGTTTGCTGTCACATGGTCAGGGCGCGGATTCTTCCCGGCGTGGCTGTGCATCCAAATGGCTTCCGTTATTCCAAGTTCCATTTGCCTTGCGCGGTTGACGACGGCGTTCGCTTTGTTCGATTGGTCCCGGGCTATCAATTCCGCCCGATGGCTGGCCGCCGGGTAAAGTTGCTTTAGCTCCTTGACCATGGTCGCCAGGTCACGGCCGGCGCTGTAGGAGCGCATTACCGTTCCCTCTACCTGTTGCAAATACTTTTCAGGAATAGAGCGAATCAAGCCGACGTTTTCCTCAAGGCTGGCATTGAAGGCGTCGCGTACCGCGGGCGTCATCTTGAATTCAACGGACCAACCGGCTTCCTTGAGGGCTTGCCGGAACGCGGAGTCGCTGGCCTTGAACATGCCTTGCAAATAGGCTTCCGCCAGCTTGGGGGCGTAGTCTTCAAACCGCTTGGTCCACCGGCGGGCCAGTTCGTCCAATATCTTTTTGATTTTGGCGGACGGGCTGGCGTCAGCACCTAGCAAGATGGCGTCTTGCGCCTGTTCAACCAAGGCGGCCATGCGCGGCGGGTCTTTGCGATAAGCCGCGGTTAGCCAGTATTCGACCGACGCGTGCATTTCCGCAATGAGCCGCTGCAGGGCCTTACGGTATTTGGCTTCAATACCGCGATTGGCCGGGACCGCCCGGCACGTCTTAGGCTGTTGCGCCACTGGCGGCCCCCGGTTGGTCTTCAAGTCCCGGCGGCGGCGCTTCGCCCGGGGCGGGCTCCGGATTCGGCGGGACCAGTTCGACGGAAGTATCCAGCCCCATAAATCCGCTGTTCGGGTCTTTCGCCAGGCGTTCCCGGACTTCGGACGGGTCGACCACACCGGCCGCGATATAGGCGCAATCCGCCTGGCTATCGGAAAGCCTAATTTCGCTTTCTTCCTTCGGCGTCATTTGGTACAGCGGGACAAAGTTAAAGCCGATATCCGGGTCGATTTCCCCGAATAGTGAAAGCTGTACGGCCTTCAAAATAACTTCCAGCGGTTCCCGCCAATGGGCTTCCTGTTGGGCCGCAATCCAATCGTAGAAAATGCGGATTTCGCCGTCGCTGGAAGCATTCAAGCCGCTGGGAGAAATGCCGGTAAGAACAATGGCCGGCATGCGGGACACGCTGCACATTTGTTCTTGGCTTTGGGCTTGGAGTTCGTGCAGGCCGGAAAGCGGGGTATTGATTTGTACCAATTCCTCCCGGTCCTTGTCCAAGAGCATTAAGCCCTTGTTGCTCCGCGTGGCCGTGAAGAGTTCGGCCCGTGCGAACAAATCGCCGCCGTCGTCGTCCCCCTGCAGCACTTGGTCCATACTCGTGGCAAGCGCGGTAATGCTGAAATTGTTTAGCAGGTCCGACACGCTTTGACGGGTCCGGAGCCAGTTGTCGACATAAGGCTCCGCAAGCTGGGAAAGGGACATACCCGCGAAGTTAAACGCCGGCTTGAGAATGTCCGGAAGCGGCCGGGTTACGATGGTCATAAGGCGGGACGCGTGGACCTCTTGGCCCAGCATGAACCACTTGGACGGCTTGTAAAAATCAGGCGCCACGGGGTCCAAGGCGTTATAGCCGGCCGGGGTGGTCCACACAGCTTCGACCGGGATGATGCGCGTAAAGCTGCCCTTGGCAATCGTGCGGGGGTCAAGGATAAGTGGGGTCGAACGGTCGGCGCCGGTAATCTCCAAGAAGATTTGAGCCCGGCCAAAATAGCAATCATGTTCCGTTCCCGTTTGGATTGCCCCGCGAACGTTGAGCCGCTTAAATTCTTCCTCAATAGCTTTGATTTTCTCCGCGGTATCCGTGTCGTCGTCTTGCTTGCTGGTGAATTCCAGCCATTCCCGGGTCAACTCCGTTGCCAGCGCGGAAGCCATTTGCCGGAATTCGGCGCGGGTTGCCAGTTGGGACAGGTACGCGAAGCCAGGGAAGCCGCCGCCGGGGAACTGTTGGGCCGCGAAGGTGTAGGGGTTGGCGTCCATGCTCATGACGGGGGCAGCCACACCAGCCGGGGCGACGCCGGGCGCCAGCTTCGGCGGCTTGATTGGGTAAGCGTAGGGCTTGACGTCGGTCGCCAGCATGTTGGCCTTGAGGGCCGCACGTCGAAGGCCGTCGCCTTTTGGCTTGGCAGGGGCGTCAACTTTTGGGGTCTTACGAGGCCGACCCACGGGGCGCTTTGCGATAGGTTCCATGGGTTTATTTTGAGGGAAAATAATTATTTTTGCAAAATATCTGTTGACGTAGGTAAATTATTTATCTATAGTACACCCATACCAACAACGCACAGGAGTAATCAAAATGAAAACTTATACCTGCCAATGCTCCCGCTGCGACGGTTCCGGCCGTTATGATCGCGGCGACTGCTTTGACTGCAATGGATCCGGCTTCGTTAATCGCAAAACTCAACCCCGTGGGTTGACTCCGTTTGTGCTGGAAGTCATTTACAGCAATGGTAGCAAAAACATTCCGACCGTTTGGGCGTCCAGACGCAGCAAGGCGGTCGCTATCGTGGCCCGTATGATTCGCGTAAAAGGCTGGCAAGGGGAAGTCAAATGAGCCGAAACCCGTTTGATGCCGCCGCTCGAAAAGGAGAGGAAGCGGCCCGCGCTGGACTTCCTCGCTCGACATGTCCATATCAAGACCGAAGGAAAAGCGACGGACGACTAACATTCTCGCGGGCATGGCGTTCTGCGTGGCTTGTCGCTTACGATTCGACGCGTGTCGACATGGGGGACCGACCACCGTTCGACTAGCGCCCCATGGCCTTATCAAGTGCCGCTTGGCTAATCTTCA